TTTGATCCATCCAAACCATATTTGCCTGGTCTGCTGCCGTACCATTCGTAATATTAAATGATTTACTATAATTTATAGCCTGTGCCACTGTAGACAGATCATTATCACCTGTAAACGTACCGGCTAATGATAGTTTTAAATTACCACTAAATTGCTCTGCCATATAAATACCTTATTAAGTTTTGCTCATTCCATACATGTAAATAGTTCCACTCGCTATACTACCAGAAACAAATATAAACCTGACTCCAGTTATAGCTTCTGCGGTTAAAGTTCTACCACCCATATATTGAATAACTAAGTTACCCACCGCATTGATAATAGTCGTCAACCCACTAAAATGGGTAGTTCCTGTACCGGCCGGGTTATAAAGTTTTATCTCTCCGTTTAGAAGTTCGGCGGTATTATTACCTACACCAGTCCCAATATTGATACTATCATCTGATAGGTCACTCGTTCTAGTTTCGGCAGGGGTTGCAGCATCATTTAACCCACCCCAAACCCATGAGTAGTCAGATGCACCAGTATCCCAATTTGTATTATCTGTAGTAGTTAGTATCTGCAATCTTTGATTATCTGTCTCTGGTATTATATCATTTAATACAAACACAACCTGACTGTAATCCCCAATTTCCGTAAAGTCTAACGTGGCAGTGGTGGATGCAGTTTGTGAGCTTATAAATGATAGTGCACTACCGCCGCCAACAGCTCCATCAACATAAGCTTTAACGCTTTGCTGTGTAGGTAGCTTAGTTGCGCTATTAGACGCCATATTATCCTCGTCAACTACAAAACCAAATCCTGTAGTAGCAACATCGCTTTTTAATACTGCATTGGCCTCATCATCACCACTAAAAACCCCCGAATGACTGAGTGCAGAAGTAATATCGCCTTTGTCTATCTGAAGTTTATATTGTCTAGACTCATTAAATGGGCCTACAACAACCGAAGCACTAACTGAAATAGCTACTGGTGTATATACTGTACCGCCCGGATTGCCCAGACGAACATATGTACCACTTGACACAGCATCAGTTGTTAGCGTCAGTGAGTTCCCTAAGGGGACATGTACCGTTTTAAATAAAGACATATCTGAATAATCCTATATATTTATAGATGTAAAAAATAAGGGCGGGTTTTGCACCCGCTTCGTAAACAGTTGTAAAACAACTATTAGTCGATTAACAGAATACAATGTTCTGGTTTGATCATTTCATAACCCCAAGCCAGTGATACTTCATACTTAACTTGTCTGTATTCTTTATACATGGCAATTTCAAAAGCCAGGCCAGAACGTGGGTCTTGGATAACCATAACATCAACTGCACTATCGCCTTCAGCAGGACGGGCAGGTGCACGAGTTACGAGATGTATAGCATTCCTTGAGAAAGCCATATTACGCTGTGCATCAGAACGTACAGTAATTGCTTTAGTTGCAGCACTTAACGCGTGTCTAAGTCCAGGTGCGGCAATAGTAATAGTTCCACCATCAGATACATCCGCATCACCAGAAACAACTACATACTCTGCAGTAGATCCAGCAATAGAAATAACATCACCAACTAAAATTGTACCAGTACCAGCAGAAGCTAGCGTAAGTACAGTAGCGCCGATAGCATATCCAGCACTATTCGTTGTAGCTGAGGCACCGGTACCAGCAGTATGATTATCAATCTCATTAGAACGTCGAATAGCCATTCCGAAATGATCTAATAGAACACCTTGTCGTAACATACTGTCTGTTCCAGCAGTGTTAGCTCCCATGTAATTTGCATTACCCATGAAGCCAGCACCAGCTGCAGGAGCTAATACTAATGAACGGTCGTTTAAAGGAGCGCCATTTTTATCAAGTTCTGCAAGAACATTAGCAACATCTTTATAGTTAGCAGCATCAAACAAAGTTGTTCCTGCTGGTCTAACTGCCCTTGAAGCCTTAGCATATAAACCAGCCAAATCAGCCTCAACTTCATTACATAATACACGCATAGCCTGTGCAAACTGATCACGAAGGATGTTGTTATATCCAGGGCCAGTATTCATACCTACTTGCTCTTCACCATTCCATCGAACAGGGACATAGCGAGATTTACTAATTGTTATTGTTTTATTAGCTATGGTTTGGTTACCGTTATCGGCTGGTAGTTGTCCAGGGGTTACGTCTGAAGCAGATGAAGCCGGAGCAACAAAGCTGCGAATTGTTTGATCTTTGGCGGCGCGTTGTGCACTGCTGTCGCGTGATACGGCGGGGATCAAACCTACAAGTTCCCTACTAACGACGTCTAACGCTTCGTATAGATCGGGTGTTAAATTAGTTAATGTATTAGCCATTATATCCTCTTAAGTTTAATTATTATCTGTTAGTTCGGCAGAGCCGGAGCGTACTTTAACAATAAATTCATGTTGTTTCTGCGGCCCCATTTTATCAAATTCTGCCCTGGTCAATGTAGCTTTTTCACTACTTCCTCTCATATTTCCAGGAGCACCGCCACCAGAAGCCTTATTACCCCGTAGCAAGGACTTGAACTTAGCATTATTCTTAAACTCAGAAGAAATTGCTTTAATAACATCCTCGCTCAGCGAGCCATCATCGTCTGCCATGTTCTCCAAGTTCCTTTTTACAAACTCACTTAACAACTCGGCATTATCGCCGTCTGCTAACTCTGCTGCAATCTTCATAGAAGCTAAATTAAGCCTCTCTTGACGACTGCCATGCTTTATTGCTTTTAACTGCTGTATTAATTCTTCTTTCTCTTGAGAAGCTGTTTTCCAGAGCTTTTCAAATTCTCCGTTCTTCTTAGCTGTCTCTTCAGATATTCTTTGCGACTCTTTAGCCGCGTCGTCTCTTGCTGTTTTAGCAGCTTTTGTTTCTTTATACAACTCTTCTTTTTTAGCAACTACTTTATCTAAATCTTCTCTAGTCTTCTCATATAACGCTTTATAGTCTTGCGTGTCTTCAACCTGTGTATCTTCTACTTGTAAGTTTTGCTCTGCATCACTCATGGTTTTTCTCCTGCCCTCGGGGCATTGATTTGACAAAATAAGAAAAGTAGTCTATACTTTATCTATATTACTATTATACCACACTTAGGTGATTATTCGCCCTTATCTTCTATTGGAACTAAATAACTATTGCAGCCCCAATGCAATGGAGGCGTAGGTGCATCTTCTGTATTAAAAATCTGACCCTCTAGACCTAGACAAAAATCTGTATGGTCTGTGCTCTCTCCTAAAGTAAATACAACTTTACTAGATGCTTGCTTTATAGTTTCTCGCTGCGCTACATTTGAAGTGTATAGTGTAGCTGTATGTGATAGGGTTCTAGCTTGTGTTGTATGTAAACCATTGATACGTTCGTCTACGTTCTTCATTATATCAACGTTTGTTAAACCTAGTGCTCTACCATCTTTTATTATTTGATTAATCTCGTCTGCTTTTCTACGACTAAATTGTGAAAAGGCTGTACTGATTGACTTTCGTGTTTTCTCTTGTGACGCTAGGTTGAGCCTCATATTCTCATTCAACACCTTACTAGCCAACTCCTCTTTACTAATAGCAGTGGTCTTTAATATCCTTGCTGTAAATTTACTTTCTTTTTCTGCTACATCTAAAAGTCTGTTTGTCATTGTGTTTGAGAAGCCTTCTGTAATACTTCTAAGCCTTTGCTTTAGCTCATCGCCAGACGTGCCCGATATTATCTCTACACTAGCCATCCTACGAATATTTTGCAATTCAGATTCAATAATCTTCCTTTCCGTTGCCGCAAGACGACTAACGGTAGTTTGATGCTTACTAAGTGCTTCTTTAATAGACATTAGTCAAACGCCTCGTCAGATGGTAGGTTCTCATCAACTCCCTGCATTGGATCAACTAAGACATTAAATTCTTCGTTAAGTTTAATGCCCGTACGTTTTAAGTTAGTTCTGAGTTCTTCACCACTCATCAAGCCTCTATCTAGGAGCATGATTTGTTGAGCAATCAAGTTAGGATCAGCGTTTTCTTCGTAGAACTGATCGTTTAGCTCATATTCGCTTTCTACTGGGGTTTCCATCATGAATAGTGATACATAATATAAGCTCTGTTCTATACCATTAGATATGTTTCTAGTAATAGTGTATAGTACGCTGTTCTGACTGCCGTAGCGGATTCGAGCCGCTTCCGCTGTCTCTCTTCCTCCAGCGGGGGAGATAAGACGTGCACCAATAGCCGCAGCTTGCTTTTCTAGGTCATTCATCACTTGTTGTGGAAGTGTATTGGGTTGAGCTTGTTTGAAATCAAATGAGCCGCCAAGACCTACCACAATAGGTGCTCTGCTACCTATAAGAATGCCGTTAGGGTTTGCCTGGTGCCATTGTTCCTCACCAACCTCACCGGTATTAACTACTGGTACTACTTGGCCGCACATGAACATAGTTTCCATCAAATCTGCACTACCTTTATAATGCCCTAGGTTAACAACTGACATATCGTATAAAGGAATATTATCAACCCATGCATCATTATTCTCACTACCAATAAAGGTGAATGGTATTTCTGTTAATGGGTTACCATTATAATCTGTTGGAACTATTAAGGTGGATGCAACGGATTCTAGTTGGTCATTATATAATACTTGTGAGTATTGACCTTCACTATTAAGAAATAAAACTCTATATTGGCATGTCTGTACCCACTCAAACCCATCTTCGCCGAGCTGGTCTACTTCTTCCTTTAAAACAAGAAGTGATAGCTTATATCTATTACCTACGTCAACGTATTTCCAATTTATAATACTTTCTGACGCGTAGGGACGTATTCTAGCCACTTTCTCAGTTTCCCCTAGGTTAGCCTGGGGG